TAAGCAAGCAATCCTTGATATGGAAGTGATGCCCTCTATGAGAGCCTTCATGACCGCTGACCCTGATCCCGGAACAGGCGCCCTGACTAGAGACAATATGGCAGGATACAACTGCGCTTACCTTGCTGTGGACCATATAAGAGCATTTGATGAATCCCTCTACGTTCTTCTATGTGGAACCGGTGTTGGGTTCAGCGTGGAAAGGCAATTCATTAACCGTCTTCCGGAAATTGCTGATGAATTCCATGAGTCAGACACAACCATCGTTGTTTCTGATAGCAAGATAGGATGGGCTAAAGGATTAAGAGAATTGGTCAGCCTGCTCTATCAGGGAATGATTCCCAAAGCAGACTATAGTAGGATTCGCCCATCTGGGGCGAGGCTCAAGACATTTGGTGGCAGAGCGTCCGGGCCCGATCCTCTGGAAAGATTGTTTGGGCACTATATACACACGTTCCAGAATGCTAAAGGTAGACGACTGAACAGCATAGAATGTCATGACCTCATGTGCTGGAACGGAGAGAGTGTAGTTGTAGGCGGGGTCAGGAGAGCAGCAGAGATAAGCCTGAGCAACCTGACTGACGAAAGGATGAGACACGCAAAGACAGGGCAGTGGTGGCTAGAGAACCCACAGAGAGCCTTGGCGAATAACAGCGTGTGTTATACCGAGAGGCCCGACATGGGTATCTTTATGCGTGAGTGGCTTTCCCTTTATGAATCTCATAGTGGAGAGCGTGGCATATTTAACAGAGAGGCTGTTAAGAAACTCATGCCTGAGAGGAGAGACAAGGACCACGAGTTCGGTTGCAACCCATGCAGTGAAATTTGTCTGCGGAGTGCAGAAACGTGCAACCTTTCAGAAGTGGTGTTACGCCCAACCGACACGATTGATGATGTGTCTCGTAAGATAGGGTTAGCCACCATCCTTGGAACCATTCAATCCGCGCTCACCGACTTCAGATACGTCAGACCGATCTGGAGAAAGAACGCAGAGGAAGAGAGGTTGCTGGGTGTTAGCTTTACCGGAGTGTTTGATTGCCCTGTGGTCTTGAATGCCACACCCACTCAGCTTGAGGCATGGAGAGGGTCGGCTATTACCATGAATCATATCTGGGCCAAGAAGATGGGTATTAACCCCTCTGCTGCCATCACCTGTATAAAACCGTCTGGCACTGTCAGTCAGCTTACAGGGGTATCCGGATCGGGTCTACATCCTTCGTACTCCAAGCACTACATCAGACGCATCAGACAGGACAGAAAAGACCCTCTGAATCAAGCCCTGATTGACGCAGGGGTCCATTATGAGGATGACCCATACAACAAGGAGGCTATAGTCTTCTCGTTCCCTATGAAGGCTCCTGCGAGGTCACGCACCAGACACGAGGTGACTGCTCTACAGCATCTTGAGATATGGAAGAAGTTCGCTCTCCACTGGTGTGAGCATAAGCCCAGCGTCACGATCTATGTAGGTGAAGACGAGTGGCTAGCGGTTGGTGCTTGGTGCTACAAGAACTTTGATATAGTCAGTGGCGTAAGCTTCCTACCAAGGGCAGACGACAGCCACAGCTACGAGGTTGCTCCTTACGAGGAGATAACCAAAGAAGAGTACTCCACGTTTCCCAGAACGAAACCCATCGACTGGGAATCAGTAGTGGAATATGACGACAACACGGTTGGAAGTCAGGAACTGGCTTGTACCGGGGATAAGTGTGAAATATTATGAGTAACCCATATTGCAGATTTAATCACGGTAAGATGTTACAGACTCGCGGAAAATTCTCTAAAAGAGATGGTGGGCTAAGACAATACTACCATTGCCGAAACTTTGCCTGTAGTTACACCGCGCTTGAGCCTAGATTTGATGCCAAATTTTTTAAAGAGTTCGGGGATGACTACTATGAAAAAGAGAGTCGGGAGTTTGAAAGTGATGATGTCAAACATCTTGCTTGCTCTAATTATCCCAACTGTGATACAGAAGGATGTGGAGAACACTAATAAGTGTGAGATATTATGAGAACTCAATACGAATCGAAAGAAGATCGGACAGTAGAGAAAATCCTAATAAAGGATCATATCTCCCGAGAAGCCTTAAAACTTCCTAAATCTTATGGATTTGATTTCATGGTTCAGCATGGGTCGAAAGTTCCGCAAGTATGGGAAGTAAAGCGCAGAAAGAAGAGATACTCTACATGGTTTGTTTCCCTCTTAAAACTCTTAAAGGCGCAGCACTACGAGTCGCTTGGCATCAAGGCCTACGCTCTAGTAGAAATTGAGGGGAAGGTATACAGTTTACGCTTCACCGAAACGCCTTACTATATTAAATGGGGTGGAAGATCGGATAGAAACGATAGCGCTGATCAAGAACCGATGGTCCATTACAGATTAAAAGACATGTCCCTCCTAACAAAGGAGAAAGACACTACCCTTCGGACAAAGAGGGGCGATGAACTGGAAGAGCCTACCGTACCTTGGTTTACTAGAGGGGAACTATGGGCTCTCGAACAAAGGGATAAAGAAAATGAATTTAATGATAATTCCTGATGCCCACGCGCATCCCGATTACAACAATGAAAGGTTCAGGGCGGTAGGTCGGTTACTCATGGAGGAGCAGCCTGAGTGCGTTGTTTGCTTGGGTGACCTAGCTGATCTACCGTCCCTGTCCTCTTATGACAGAGGAACAAAGGGGTTCGAGGGGAGGAGGTATAAGAAAGACATTCAATCGGCTGTCGAGGCCCAAGAACTATTGTTCGAGGAGATGAACCGATTCAACGCTAGAAAAAGAAGGAACGGCAAGAAACAATATAGGCCACGCTTAGTGATGTGCTTAGGCAACCATGAGGATAGGATTACCAGAGCCACCAATTCACAAGCTGAGTTAGATGGGGCAATAGGTATCCCAGATTTGCAGTACGAAGGGTTCGGGTGGGATGTTATTCCCTTCAAGAAATGCGTCACCATAGAAGGAATTGCCTTCTCGCATTATTTCACCACAGGAATTTCTGGGCGACCAATCTCTAGCACCCATATCGGGCATACACTGGTCACTAAGCTTCATTGCTCCGCCGTCCAAGGTCATTCGCATTTATATAATCACGCAGAACATACCCGACCTGACGGGCAAAAGATATTTGGTTTGTCTGCGGGTTGTTTCTCTCATCCTGATTACTCCGAAAGCTGGTGCATGGATACTGAACATCAGTGGTGGAGAGGGATTGTAATTCTGGAAGATTTAGATGGGGAAGGTTACTACGATGGAGTGAGGACTGTAACCCTGAGAAAGATCATGAAGAAATATTCGTAATACTTTTCACGCATCCTCTGGGAAAGGCTGTGATCCCAGACCAAGCACCCTTCTCATCTTTGGTGTGGGCTACCTTAACCACATCTTTATCCTTATGAATTAAATAGCCTATCGTCGTTATCAATGGTGGATTGACCTCATCGGGTTTCTCCCATCCCGATGTGCCTAGAATGTCTCGCCATTCGACTGTCACCAGCCGAGGATTTTTCACGCAGCTTTCCTGACCTTTCTCGATTTAGCATAGGACATAAGAGACTTCAGCCTCAACCCCCGACCTATTTTCTCATCGAACACTCTTATGAATCGACGCTTGAGTTCGAGTATTTGTTTCTCAACCTCAATAATTCTTTCTTTCTTCAAGTCCTCCCGCAGAAGCCTGTTTGTGCGCAGGGCCTTTCTCGCCTTGTAAAGCTTTGTTATAGCACCTTCAGTCTTGCTTCTGAATTTATCCAGCTTCACCAACTCATAGTGCTCACTTTTCTTGAAGGTCTTCCACTCTTTACTCTCCGGGCCAAACTCCATAAAAAGACCCTTAGCAAAGTATTTAGATTCTCCTATCTCTTCCCGATAGGCCGTGTACTTTGTATTGATATCCCACTTTTCGGTAATGAATTGATCATGCATGAACCGTCTGGCTATAGGAACCTTGCTCCAATAAATATCTTCCACTCCCTTATGGCGAGGAACGATCTTACCCTTGGTTACAAGGTCCCACCCGATATCTCCAGAGTTTTTCAAAAAGCGACCCGTTGAACCCGTGGCTATATTCCAGAAGTAATCAAGAATTGTCGGATCTACACTAACCAACCCCTTCTCGTATTTGCTTATAGATTTTGTAGTTAATCTGTTCATCCAATCCGAGATAAATTTCGAGGGCCCACTTGTGCTGGCCCATGCCCTATAAGCCGGAGGCTCTGCCATTGATCCGGGATAAGGAACTTTATAGATTGGATTACCAGCCCAGTTTTCGTTAGCGTAAAGGTCAACAGCAATATCGCTAAGAGTTGGGGAAAGAGTTTTCCCTACTTGAACTAAAAATCTGTCGCTATTGGCTACGTCCAGAGGAAAGAAGGATTCCACTATTGATCCTAAGAGATGTGTCGCAGCTTGAGCCGGATTAATCTGTCCCATACCGAGAGCAACTAAGGTATCTCCCATGACAAAGGGAATGTTAAATCCGTAGGCTAGAGGAATCTTAATCCAGTCATCGGCGCCCGGAATATAGATGTATATCTGACGACTTCTCTGGTCCATAGGTATCTGAGCGTATCTGTTTTTATCTTCATCATCGTCAAAGTCAATCATATAGTTAGCAAAAGAGTTCGCTATTGTAAAAGCTGCTCCAGCTTTGGCTATCTGCCTGACCTTTCTCGATTTGGCATAGGACATAATTGCTCTTGCGGAACCAGCCGTTCCCGCATTAAAGAAGAGATACAGAGAATTGAAGATCGGAGTTAATTCGCCCTTCATGGTAAAGTTAACAGTAAGGTTTCTCGCTACATCGGCTGCTTCCCTTATAGCCTCGCTCTCTGTCATCCCATTAGCCATCAACTGTTTCTTGACAGAAGCATAAGTAGAGAGACGCATGGTATTCTCAACAGCGGAGTTAACATCACTTACCACCCCTGCTGTTTTCGTACCGGGGCCTTTCTTTCCAAATCCCATCGTCTTGAGAAATTTTCTCCACCCGTTTCGAGAGCCGTCACTTATCATGTCCTGAACCATGTTCTGGACCTGATTAACATCCTTAAACCCGTAAAAGTTTATACGCCCCCCGGCCTCTGAAAACTCCTTAGCCAGAGCAGACCATTCCGTATCAGTCTCACGCTTTGAAACAAACTTGTGCATACCCTTAGTAGCCTTCCATGCGTTTCGGGTAACTTCCTTTGCCATCGGTTTAGCCATCTCAGGAGAAAGCCCTTTTCTCGTAGCTGTCTCATGCACCAGATTAAAAAGAGCGGTCTGGTAGTCACGACTAAAGTTGGTTAATATAAATTCCGGGGAGAGAGTTGTGTTAACAAGAGCAAACCACCTATTAGCTGCTGCTAGCATGTTAAAAAACTTGTTCGGATTTACAACACGGGTTCTATTAAAGGCCCTACCGATACGCCTATCTTTAACCAGAATATGCCATTGTTCCCCGTTCTGTTTAAAGGAGATAACATGGTTGGGGTCAGCTTGAGACTTCGGGTGCAGTCCCAGAAAAAGCTCTCCCTCCGGGTCTCTATCTAGTTTAAAGTCCTGATCATGAATGACAACCATCTGGTCTTTTAATAACTCTCTATTCTCCCAGACAAATCTAGCAAAGGACTGATCAACCTTATTCTTTTCGGCCCGGTCTATAGTGTCATTAACCTGCTGTATTGACCATGCCCAAGTGCTTTCAGCTTCAGAGTGACGACCAAGTATCTTTTTAACTTCCGCTCCTTTGATACCTATTCCTGACATTGGATGAGTTTGAGCAAATAGGTCCCAAGAGGTGTCTATACGATCCCCTCTTAATGGAACATAAGTTGCAGCAAACTTCTGCCTTTTTTGGTTAGCCCCGTGGCTCTTTCCGCTCTCATCTACATAAGGGAGACCCATGAACATTTTGAGTTTCCAGTCTGGTATAAGACCTTCATCTCGCCACATATTTAAACGGACATCGTTTATCCTATAAATATACTGGGCAGCTTCTTCCAGCCTTGCATACTGCTCTGAGGAAAGTTTCTCCTTTAAGTCAAGTATGACCCCCTCCGCTGAGAGGAGATTATATATATTAGCTTCTGACGCTGCCTCTTCCAGAGTATCCCACATACCCGAAGGAGGCATTCCTTTTTTCTTCTTCCACTCTAGCTTACTAGCGTTTCTATCAGGGGCATGCGTGGCATACAGATAGTAATGAAGCTGATTAGTATCTATCTTATGTTTTCGGGAAAAATCCTGAAGTTGTTCGACATACTCTAACCAGAACTGTAAACGCCGTTCATTGACTATGTTCTTGTATTCGCCATGAGTTCGATATGGGGATTCAGTAACCTTACCACCCTTAGCTTCCACATATTCTTGGTAGCCCTTGATGACAGAAAAGTAATCAAAGAGAGCCGTGTGTAATTCAACGCCGGGTGTTAGGTAAAACCTTTCCCTGCCGGGCTGACGTTTGCCTAGCCAGAGGGATGAGAAGCTAATTTGATCAGCCTTCTTTAAGGATTTTGGGCCATAATTAACTCTGAATATCTTACCCAAACCTTTACCTATTGGAACGTACTCCCTCACATCATCCGGAATAGGACTTATGGGAAGCATATTTTCCAGAGCTTCCATTCTAGGATCATGCGAGACCTCCCCCCATTCCTCATCTGTCTGGTAGAGGGGCATATCTAGGAAGTTGGCTGTGTATACATTCGTCTTGCCATAGGAGCCGTTCATAACGTCCCTATGGGCATTAAAGGAAGCTCGAATGAGAACCATCACCTGCCAGCCCTTCATCTCGTCAGTGTACATAAGCTTCAGCCTATGCAAGCCCTGCAGCACATAGTGGAAGAGGTTGCTCCAGAAAGTATTTCTTACGGGAGTATTGTTCTCCGCGTAGTAGGCCATCGTTTCTTCTAGGATGAGCCATTCATTCGCATCCGGGTGAGTCTTGCGAACCGCAGCTTTAGCTATGTTATAGGCTTGTCGCACACCAGCGTCAGAAACCGCAAGCTTTGCTATTGTTCCCAGAAGCGACATGTAGGCTTTGTCTCCTACGATAGCCCTTATCCCATGAGCCCCGATCTCATGCATGAGAATAGGAACAACCCTATGGGCTGGAATCCTATCCGCAACTAGCCACACTCTATGATTGTAAGCCACCGCTCTTATCGGAGAGTCGGTGTTGATATTGGGAGGAAGTTCTCCTTGGTTCCCGACGATCTTAACTATGTTAAAGATGCCCTCACCAAAGGACGCGCCGAGTATATTGAACAACTCTTCCGGAGTGGTCCCACCCTCACGCTCTGAACCAATGAGGCGTTGGGGGAATCCCCCATCTGTGGTTTCGTTTTCATCGAAGTAGAGGCTAAAGAATCCTTCTGGATTAGCTTCATCATAACCTATGTCACTGTCCCTCCTATCCTGCTGGTTCTGCGAATACATGTCGTCGGGGACAAATTCTTCTCCCGTATACACTCCAGCTTCCTCTAGTTCAACCTCCTCCGTTAAATCTATGTCTTCGCCAGTTCGTTCAGCTCTCCGCGCTTCCCGTCTTTTGCGTATCGCGTCTATATCCACCTCACCAGTATCAGCGAAAACATTATTAGCTGCTCTGGTGGAACTAATAGGATCAAAATATACTTGTACTTGTGATGCCGGAACCTCGAATATTTCGCCTGTTACTAACAATCCGCTCTCATAAGGAGGGAATCCTTTTTTCTTCTCCCACGCCCTTTCTCTCTTTCTAACTTTATAATGGAGTTCTGTTTGAGGGAGCGGGCCTCGTCCGGTTAATCTTCTCATCCCAGACCTTGCCATAAATTGTTGCTCGGGAAATATGGTTTCCATAATTTCAACTAATTCCCACTCAACACGGGCCTCTCCCTTTTTGGAGACTTTAATAAGACGTCTTCCACCAGTCCACTCTCTTAGGTCTCCCTCCCCTCTTTCTTTACGCCTTGCTGCTGCTCTTGAGTATTCCAATTGAGTCCTCTCAATATGGAACTGGGTTCCTTTAGCCAGAACCAAACCCTGCAAAGTCCAACTCAAGGCTTGTCGTGGGGGAATGCTCACACCAGCCTCTTCCATTAGCCGTCTTTGACCTATTAGCCACGCAGAAGGTGATTGTCCTCCGTAGAACTCGCTCCCTCCATATTTAGCCATTGCTCTCTGGAGAGCTTGTCCCGGACCCTCATCAGTGGCCCTTTGAGCAAAGCGCTCGGATATTTGAAACTGGTTATAGGTCTCTGGAAGGTAGACCTCGAAGTAAGTTGTACCGTCTTTAGTCTGGAACTCTTCTATACTAACCCCGTAAAGGTTAGTCCATCTATTAAGAGGGGCTGCTCTGAACTGACCACTGAAAGCTTTTATTAATTGTTCCGAGGTTACTCCTACTGCATAAGCTTCTTGAGTTAAGAGTTCTTTAGCTCCTTTTAACCCACCTACTGTATCGTTCCAATCCCAATTGTCATCGTCATATATCTGCGCATCAGGGTCTATATCCATCTGAGGTTCATCTAGACCAGCTCTTAAACTATAAACCTTCCACTCTTCCTGCCCTTTATACTTTTGTACTTTCCCTTCAGATATACTCCTCTCT